CTAAATCATCGCAATGCCGTAATGCTGCCTGATGCGAAATGGTCGCCGGAAACTTAAAACAGAAGCGGAAGTCATCTGTGGTCTGCTCACGCCAGCGCAGGACAACCTCGGGTTCTCAACCGCGCCGATAACCTGTTTCTCTTCTGCGCTTAACGCCACCCAGAATTCCTGATACTTAACAGTTCCAAGGCGTGCGGCAGACTCGCCTTTTGCGATCAGTTCCGGGCGGCGATCATCCGATTCATGCCCTACATGAACCTCTGTCGCACTCCCTTCAATGACACGTTCGGCTTCGTCCTGATCGAAGATGCCAGCAAACCCAAATGCGAGACGCGCACACTGGATCAGCGTCTTGTGACGAAGCATACGGGTAGGGTGGGACTGCCATGGCTGAGTGTTGCGTTTGCACTCTCCCATGTACTCAGTAACGATGGTCGGGTGTGTGCGGTCTTTCCGGTATATCTTGCAGGTACACGCGCCTTCTTCCTTGTCGTAGGCAAACTCCATTCCATCAAACTGAGGATGTTCGTTGATGATTCGAGCCCAGCCGTCAACGCCGACTACAGGAACAATTCCACCTTTATCCGGGAATGCATAAATCTCTTTTGTCCACGGGTTCAGTCCGTACTGGTTGGCGACGATCAGCAGTGCCGTGAACTGCTCATCAGTGACATTCCCACCCTTAAATGCTGTATTTTTCAGAGTGTTCATCAGGTCAGTTCCGGCATCCATGCCGAGGCGGGAGGCAAGCTTCCCGGCCATTGTAGAAAGTGCTGTGCTCATAGAATTCCCCTCAAAGTTAAAACGGGCAGCCGGTGCGGTGGTCCCAGTCATATTCCGCCTGGGCGTAAGCTACTGCCGAGATGAGATCGTTATATGCCTCGCCAGCTGCATCGCTGCGGAGGCCTTCGTATGGGCTTTTGTCCATCGGCACAGAGAAGCGGAACAGGCCTGACGGCTCTTTCGGCAGGGCGTCGATAATTTCCTGCGCCCGATCGTCAATCCACTTTTGCTTCTCTTCGGTTAGCGACTGTTCAGCCCATTTCCTTTCTTCGATAGCGTCGTATGCGCGGTAGGCGTTCATAAGCACCTCAGTAACTGATACCGGTATGGGGAATGCGGCCGTCTTTAACCGCTGTAAGCACCTCGATAGCCTGATCCCGAGTAAGGCTGGTATTGGCCAGAAGAGCTTTGACGATTTCAGTGCCTACAGCCTTGCGGTGCTTAACGTCGGCTTCGCGGCGAGCCTGCTCATCGGCTTTACGTTTCTCCTCAGCCAGGCGGGCCTGTTCGCGTTGCTCTGCCTCGCGGCGGATGCGATCGGCTTCTTCCTGAGCTTTGCGGCGCTCCGCTTCGATAGCGGCCTGCTTGTCAGCCTCAGCTTTCTTCTCGGCTGCAATGCGATCTCGCTCTGCCTGCTCAGCTTGTGCTTTCAACACAGCTTCGCGATGCGCCGCTTCTTCACGTTCACGCGGTGCGCGCTGCTCAACTTCTCGGGCTGCTGCGGCGGCTGCCATTCGCTTAATTTCTTCTTCATGGGCAATGCGCTGGCGCTCAGCCTCAGCTGCTTTATCTGCCTGCTCTCGGTCGAAAGCGTCATTCATCAGCATGGCCATTTCGTGGTCAGACTCAATCCGAGCTGCCAGCTGCCGATCGAACTCTTCATTCATGGCCAGTGCTTCGACGTGAAGGGCGTTCATGGCTTCTTCGGCCTTAATGCGTTCCTGCTCCGCCTCCCATTCGGTCAACGGGCGACGCACTTCATCTTTCAGTGCATCGAGACGCTCACGGACAACGCGGCGGCTTTCATCAATCTGCTTTGGCAGCGCCTTCAGCTCAGCGACCAGGGCTTTACCTGCGTTGTCGATGTAGGTTTTAGAGCGCGCGACCTTGTGAGCCATGGATGCGATAGCATCGCGGCCTTTTTTGGTGGTCACGTCCGGCACCAGACTGCGAGCCTCTTTTTCGATCGCTTCGATAAGCGGATCGAGTTGGTCGTTATTGGTGAAAACCGCCATCGCGTTCTTTTTCTCGATGACGACTAAATCCATTATTTCGCTCATGGTTTCCCCTGAAATTTGGTTGTAAGAATCCCGGCACCGTATTGGCTGCCTGATAGCTCAGTTAAATTCGTGCGCTGATATCCGGGTTTATATTGCCTGGGAGTCATTAATCAATCTGGCGTGGAGTGCGATTCGTGGCTAAATCCCCCGCCGAACGCAAAGCCGCGCAGGAGGTAAAGATCTGTTTGGCTGGAAGTGAGGGCGTGGTAATGTGTTTACCTATTCTTCATTTGCTTAGGTGGCGTGAAAATGCTGTATACAGTGACGTTCAATGAGACAGAGCGGAAGGAAGATATTGAACTTAGCGCGGATGTCAGGGCGGGTGATTTGCTGTCATTAACGCTCGATGGCGTGAAAGATGACTACACGGTGATGACAGTAGGCGGTCCTATCATTGGCAATACCTGTGTCCCATCAATAATCCGGGTAAAAAAAGCTCAGAAATAATAATGTATAATCCCCTCCACAGCAGAGGGGATTTTTATGACAAACAAAAAAATGACACCTGCCGAAAAGCTCAAAGCTTCGCGGAAGCGGTATAAAAAAATCTGGCTTCAACTGGATATCGCTAACGCCAAGCGATTTGGCGAGAAAGAAGTGCTTTCCGTTGACACCTACAGATCGCCCTATGAAACGCGCAAGAAAAGAGGAAGGACAGCAGATTGACAACATCATCCTGGAACATAGCAGCCAAATCGAAAGACGAGCAGGACAAAGTCAACGTTGACCTCGCCGCGTCCGGCGTCGCTTACAAAGAACGCCTGAACATGCCGGTTGTCGCCGAAGTGGTGGCCAGACAACAGCCTGAACACCTGCGGGACTACTTCATGGAGCGCGTCCGCTACTACCGCGAGCAGAGCATCCAGCTTCCCCGCGCATCCGATCCGCGCTATCTGGAAATGGCTGAGCAGAACGCCAAGAAATAGCGATTTCCTCGCCTATGCTCATTTTGCTTTTATCCCCGGGAGGGGCGATAATTACTTAGTCAGTCTGGACAACTGACAACTTTACCCCGGCGCCAAGTGGGGACACATGGCGCAAACACTGCAATTTGAGAAAAGTTATCAAAACGTACTGATTCCCGCAGAGCCGGGAACCAGCGAATACCTGCAACTTATCCCCGTAGGGCAACTGCTTTGCGGTGAGTTCCGCAAGCCCAGGAATTACGCATTCCACAAGAAGTTCTTCAAACTTCTGACTCTCGGGTATCACTACTGGACGCCTTCCGGTGGTCTCATTGAGCCCGCGGAGCGTACCCTCATATCCGGTTTTATCGACTTTCTCTCATCCGACCTCGATCAGCGCGCTGCACTCCAGAACGCCGCGGAGATGTATCTCTCCTCGGTCGGTATATCCCGTTCCCGCGATATGGCGCTGCTGAAACACTTCGAATCCTTCCGCGAGTGGGCAACCATTCAGGCTGGCTTTTATGACGAATACCAGATGCCTGACGGCAGCCGTCGTCGTGTCGCAAAGTCGATCTCCTTTCTGGCTCGATGACCAGCAGGTTGACTACTACAGCGTGAAGAGAATGCCTGTCGTCAAAGGTGGGCGGCTTGAGCTAACCATTACCGAAATGGAGTCCGCATGAGCCGTGACGTTATCGAACGCATCCGCGACCGCTGGCAAAAGCTTCGCCTCCTGCGTAGCCGCGGCACCGTGCTGGTCGACTACAAAATATTACGCAATTTCGTCCGTATCTATAAGCGCCTGGGAGAAGCAGCATGACAGCTCAATACTTGGAATTTGTTCGCCAGCAGCTGATAGTGGCCACCGCCGATCTGAGTGGTGCGACGAAAGGGCAACTGGTAGCTCTTGCAGAGAACGCGCAATTTACCGCTACGGCGCGCAGCCGTGGCCGGAAGAAGGTGTATAGCGAGGTGAAGCAAAAAATGGTTAACCCGGATGGACCGCCGATGAGCGGCAGCCAGTCCCGCGCTAAGGGTTCCTCAATCGCTCTCGTTCTGCCCGTTGAATACTCGACAGCCAGCTGGCGTCGCGCCCTCCTGTCGCTGGAAGACCACCAGAAATCCTGGTTGCTGTGGAACTACAGCGACAATATCCGCTGGGAGCACCAGGAGACGATAACCCGCTGGGCATGGGAGCAATTCAGCGACAAGCTGGCCGGTGTGCGCATTGCAAAGAAAACAGTCGATCGCCTCCGTCAACTTATCTGGCTGGCCGCACAGGACGTCAAAGCCGAGCTGGCAGGACGGGAGACGTATGAATACCAGTCGCTGGCGGAGCTGGTTGGTGTAGCAAAGTCCACATGGACAGAAACCTACCTCCCTCATTGGCTGGCGCTGCGCAGCAGTTTTGTGAAGCTTGATAGCGACGCTCTCATGGCGGTAACGCGATCACGTTCACAACAAAAGGCGTCAAATTTAGATGTAAGTCTTGCAAAACCGAACTGAAAGGCATATATTTCATGTAAATCTGATATCGTCGCCATAGCTTCGATTGTCGACACATAAAGAATTCAAGCCCGAGGTTAACGCCTTGGGCTTTTTCATTTCAGGGTCAGAAGCACAGCGGTTGTGCGTTCGGCTGTTAACCGAATGGTAGAAGGTTCGAATCCTTCCTGTCCCGCCAAATAATGGCCTGACCTGATGACGGGCTCATAATCCAATCCATCAGGGGCGCTGCTGCAACAGCGTCACAGGCCGCCAGACCAAGCCTGGGTATTTTCGGTCATCACCGACATTGCTATTACCCTCATGCTTATTGCCTGCCTAACCGCAGGCTTTTTTATTTTCAGGGTCGCGGGAATCACCCTCGACGCTTTGTTGGTAAATCAGCCCGACGGCCCTGACCTTCTCACACACAGCTTCCCGATCTTTCATCGGAGGCGGTAACTATGGCTAAGCGTATGCAAGACAAAGAGAGCATTGCCGGGATGTCCTGGCTGGTTCTGCTGATCATTGCTGGTTGGGGCGGCCTTGTCCGATTCCTGATGGATGTAAAGCAGGGCAAAGCAAAATGGAGCTGGATAAATGCTTTTGCGCAGATTGTGGTTTCGGCTTTTACCGGGGTTATTGGTGGGCTCATCAGCATTGAAGGTGGCCTGAGTATTTACATGATACTGGCCACTGCCGGTGACCAGGTTAACAGCGAGCTATGGTGGGCGATTCAGAACGGTTATATGACGGTTAAAGCCGCAGGGGTTCGTGTCCGTGAAATAGAGACCGTCAGTGATGGTTATCAGTTTTTTGGCTTCGATATCGAAAATGACTATATCGCTGGCTTCGACCGCGGGTCATGGGGAGAGAGATTTTAATGGCGACTAACGATTTTAAACCCTTCGCTACTGGTAGCGGGGCAAACGTATTATCACAAGCTGATTATGACGCACTGTCGGCCAGAACAACTGGCTTTTTAAGTGGCAAAGCGTCTTCGGCCCAGGTCAACAAAGCTTTAAGGCAGGCATCAACTATTGCGGCGGTTGTGGCGCAGTTTATTTCTGATAACAGCGGCGATGACACCCTTGATAACGGTAATTTACCTACCTTACTGGCTAGTCTCGAAAGCGCCCTCCTCAAGTCCTCCCCTGGGCGGTTACAGAATATCGTTAGCTTTACCGCAAATGGGACCTACACCCCATCGCCAGGAACCAAACATGTAAAAGTTATTGTTACTGGCGGTGGTGGCGGTGGTGGTGGTTGTCAGGGAACTTCAGGATCTGAATCAGTTTCAGGTGGCGGCGGCGGTGCTGGTGGTACGGCCATTGGTTATTTTGCTGTAACTGAATCCAGCTATGCAGTCACTGTAGGTGCTGGTGGTTCTGCTGGCGTTGGTGCTGTCCAGGGTGGAACAGGCGGAACCTCAATCATTAACGGCATTAGCGGATTGGGCGGAGATGGTGGTCAGAAATCAGGGATCACTACGCTGGCTGGTGGGAAAGGCGGTATTTCTATTGGTGGCTCGGTTAACCTTCCCGGAGGTTACGGCACTGATGGGCAAAATGGCTCCCTGATTATCCCCGGCAATGGCGGCTCGTCATATTGGGGCGGCGGTGGTCGTGGGGGCGCACGCGGGGGCGTGGCAGGGGATTGTTATGGTGCCGGTGGTGGTGGCGCATATGATGCTGCCATGTCTGGCAACTCCTACAATGGCGGACAGGGGAAAGCAGGGATTGTATATATTGAGGAATATTCTTAATGGTAAGCAAGTATGCAGTCCTGAAAGAATGCGTGGTAGAAAACATTATTGTTGCTGATGATAATTACTCTCCTGATGATTTCGAAGTCGTAAAATATAGCGACGAAACATTTTGCCAGCCAGGCATGTTGTACAATAAAGAGGATGGTTTATTTTATGATGATAAATAATCATCAAGAATAAATAACATTATCTACATATCTACACATTACCAATCAACCGGCTTATGCCGGTTTTTTATTGGGGCGACCATGAGTGAATACGATACCGGCAATCCTGTGCCGTCTGCATCAATACCTGATGCATGGGATAATATGCAGTCTATTGACAGGTTCGCTAATAGTAGTGATGAAACTATTACCACGCGTACAGGTAAGCAGTTAGACACTCTGCATGGCATCAATGTAAAGTCTGATAACCAACTTAATGAACAACAAGATACCTTTGAATTATCTCAATCCGAAAGGGAATCCTCTTTCGAAGAAAAATCAAATGAATTTGAATCGCGCTTCTCCTCTCAGTTATCGGCGCAGGAATCAACATTTTCAGAATCTCAATCTGATAAAGAAAACCGCTTTCAGCAGTTCCTGAATACTTCAGGATACGTGTTCCTTGGCGATTATCAGGACGGCCCATTCCAGTTTAGTGCCCGTAACCAGTACATCCGTTACGGCAATGAGTATTACCGCCTGAATGCTGCTACTGACGTCGGCTTTACGACCACCGGAACCGATGCGACCAGCTTTGCGAACGACGTTACTCACTTCGTTCTGATGGATGGTGATACGCTTCGCCAAGACCTGGGTTCAGGCGAAGGAGCAATGAAGGTTTACCGGAACGCCTCACCTCTGGCCAGAATCATTCGCTCCTCGATTTTTGAATACCTTACTGAAGCTGATCAGCAGGCGTTGCTCACAATTCCTGGCGTTAATGTTATCGCTGACTACGCGTTAAAAAAAGCTATAGCTGATGGAGTGATGGTACTGGATATTCCGTGGAATGTCGGTGCGTTAAATTTCGGGCTTGACCCCGCAATGCTTCCATTAGGTTTTCAATTTATAGGGTGGGGTTGCCGACGCCCATATACAATTGATGACGATAACAGTTTTCTGAATTGCGGAGTCGTCATCCGCGTAGCTGCTGGTGCAAGTTTTCCATTTTATTCAACAGGCAGGCATGTATTCCGGGATATTGTTTTTGATGGCCGAGATAAAACAACGTACCTTTTTTATTCGCCAAATACTGCAACCCAGTTCAACGGCACCCGACTTGAGGGGTGTGGATTTTATCGGTTTGCGATCGGGATTGGCTGGGCTTCAGGAGGAACAGCCAGGTACATCGGAACAATGAAAGCATATTTCTGCTCAATATCCGGAAACGGGGATGGAGTCAGGAATTTAATAGACTCCATGATGTTTGGTTGCACAATCAATGCTAATGATCGAGGAGTGGCCCTTACCGGTGGGGCAAACAATAACTTTTTTGGAGGATGCCGGAACGAATGGAACACCGGCGATAACTGGTATGCGTACCAGTCGGTGGAGAACCAGATTTTCGGCGAACTGTGCGACAGGGCCGGAAGGGGAGGTGTGGTCGCCGGGGCGAAATCCTCATGGATTTTAAACGGCGTTAACGTCCGGCGCAGTGGTGCTAATCAACCCGTGGGTAATGACTATTCCGCAAACTTTATTATTATTGATGACGGTAAAATTGAACTCTCAGGGGTAAGAACTGGTGTCGGTGCGAATGACAGCGGTGACGGAGGGACAATCTCGCCATCCTACAACGTATCAGCTCTTGGCTCTGGCGGGGGGACCTTGCAGGTTTCCGGAAGTGACATGACTGGTTTTGTTACTTCAGCAATTAACCAGAAGGCGACCACGTTAAATAAGTCGATAACCGGCAACCTTGGTATGGACGACGATGTAAATATTGGTATGACCCAGGTTGTTAAAGGCAGGCGAATTATTGGTTCACAGTCATCAGGTACGTTAGCAGGCTCTGCGGGCGCAACGTTATCGCTGACCAAGACCAACATATTCCAGAATTATTTCGATACATATATTACCCGTTCAATCCTAATTGAATGTCGAATTGGTAGCCAGTCATTTGGTGACGATATTAAAATTCCCGTCAGATTCAGAAGGGAGAATCTTTATTATCTGGATATCCTGACCTCGGGAATTGTTGCCAGCTCTGCACGCATTGGGCTTTCAGGGACTGGCGTAACGGTATCATTGTCCATTAACAGCTCAACCGGTCTGGTTACTGTTCAGTTGACAAATGTTGATGGTCTGGAAAGAACCGTTAATGTATCAATGTTGCCCTCAATGTAGGAGTGAAAATGGAAGACGAAACAGAACTGACCGAACCGCCATTTGAAACCTGGTTCAGAGACGTGGTTGAACTGGTTAAAAATGGCGGACATTCAATGGATATTGTTGCCTATAAGGGGGAATGGGTTGATTATTTTTCGGAAGGATTAACACCAGAAGATGCGTTTATAAAAAGAATGGCTCTTTAAATAACCGACCGAAAATAAATGTCAGGGAGTAACGTATTGATAATTTTCGACAAAACGGCAGAGCATAGTGAAAACCGCCTGTGGATGATGGCCAACATGGGGAGGATTCTGTAATGGGCTTTCCATCACCCGCGACGGATTACACGGAACAGCGATTAACGGTTAACTCGATCTGCAATGTCGGTCCAAATACGCGCCTCTTCGAGCAATCTGGCGGTTACGTTGTGCTGGATGTCTCCCTGAAACCAAAGCAGGCCAGTCAGGTTCTGATCCAGCACGGCGGCGGGACGGAGCTTGCCACGCTGAGAGGAAGGTCGCTGATTACCGAAGATGGTGAAGCGATCGAGGGCGAGGCCCTGGACGATGTTACTGTCATCGGTGTAGTGACGTTTACTATCTGCGATGTGCGCCAGGACAATGCGGTTGTTTAGTTGCAGTCAATTGATGGAAGATTTCGCGTGGCAGGCGTCTTGGGGCATGGGTGGGGCATGAGAAATCAGTGAATTTCGCCAAACATTGCAAACAACGTATGTTGGATGCTATCTCCAGCCATTAAAAATGGCGCTCCTGGACGATATTTGTCGATTTTTAAATTTACCGCGTCACGCAGTTAAAGTGGCGGGCATACTCTTCAAGGCTGGTGATCCCCAACCGCACCCATTTAGGATGCGACCATTGCGGTAGACCGATGTAAATCAT